GGTTTCCTTTTTCTTCAAATTATAGTGGTCATAAAAACCCCGGTCGAAGTAGTCAACCATACTGTTGCTGTCGTCGTAGTTAAAGCTATTGACGATTTTCTTGATCGCGTGAAGTCTTGCCTTGAATTGGTCGGTGAATATTTTTTCTTCGTCGATTCCCCTGCCCACGTCGCGGCTGCCCCCCGTGATTGATTCGTAGCGGCTTTTTGCGTTTGCTGTAATAAGTCGCCGCTGTTCTTCTTCCGGCATTTTCCATACTTCCTCGGTGAGTATGCTTTTCCATCCGTTTTCAGGGTCTTGCATCCATGCGCTATGCCCGAAGTCTTCAAGGGTGCAGGCGTTCGCGTATTCGTCAACGCTTACAAGGTCGCCGTCTTTCGGGCAGATGGTAACATAAATACTTTGACCGCCGGAGTAAGTCTTGGCGCGTACCGTAACGCCCTTAATGTTGCATTTTTTGAAAGCGTCCCGGAGGGCTTTCGTGAGGTCTGCGCCGTAGAGGAATTTGTGAGAGTTGTTGCCGTCCCATGCGATAGCGCCCATATATCCCTCGCGGGCCGTCATCGTGTAGTTTTCCAGCGCGGTTTCGCTTTCGTCGATTGCTTTCTTTACGGTTTCTTCGTCGCTGTACCCATACCAGCATTTTTTTACGCGGTGCCAGCGGAACTTCAGGGCCTTGAGTGCCGTCCTGATCGTTTCGTTCGGCTTTTCGTCGAAGAAGATTTCCAGACTGTTGAAAGATTCGTTTGCTGTGATTGTGTACGCCATTTTCTTTTTCCTCCTTAAATATATCACGTCATATAATTATGGGCTTGTGTGTTTTCCTCCTTTCTTCTGCTTTTCCCTTTCTGATGTAATTATAGCACGTCATATAATCTACGTCAAGCATTATTTTGAAATTTTTTCAAAAACTTTTTGGCCTTGAATTATATGGCGTTATATATTATAATGTAGGAGATCGGAGGAGGTGAGACAATGACAGCGAGCGAAGCGAAGATGCGCTATATTGACGATTACAACAGGGAGAATTATGAAAAGGTGACGCTGCAAGTCAGGAAGGGCGTCCGGGAAATATGGCGAGGATATGCAGCGCGGCGCGGGCTTTCAATGACGGCGTATGTGACGGAGTGCGTGGAGTTCTACGAGGCCAACAAAAAATAGGACTAAAAAATCATGCTCTAATTCCAGTAATAAGGGCATTATTTTTGTGGTATAATGTGTAAAATCAAGATAGGAGGCGGCGCAAAGAGAGAAAGAAAGAGAGAAAGAAGAAAGAGAAACGAAAGGAAGAAAGAGAGAGAAAGAAGCAAAGAGAGAGAAAGAAGTAAAGTAAAGAGAAAGAAGTAAAGAGAGAAAGAAAGAGAGAAATAAAACTAAACTAAAGACGAAAACAAAAATAAACGCGCGGGCGCGCGCGTCTCTTATATCTACTTTAGCTTAATATATATAAAAGAGTTATCCACAAGTCTTGACAAGTTATCCACAAGTGAATAAAACCTCCTATTTTTGGGGCGTATGTTCTGTTTTGAGAATGTGCGCCCTTTTTAATTTGCTTCGGAAGAAGGTGAGAACGTGGCAGCAAGGGCAAAGCAAAACGGTTATACGGATTGGGAAACACATGACAAGCTAGAACAGATAGAGAAATGGGCAGGCGAAGGATTGACGAAGGCGGAGATCGCGCATAATATGGGCATTTCTCGGAATTGCTTTGTAGATTGGCGAAAGAAATCTTCGTGCATAGAAGACGCTATAAAAAGAGGCGAAGAAGCCGCAATAGACAAAGTAGAAAACGCTTTGTTTTCTGCTGCTTGTTCTGGAAATATAACGGCGCAAATCTTCTTTTTGAAAAACCGTCGTCCTGATCTTTGGAAAGATAAACGTGATACCGAAATTTCAGGAAATGGGAAAATGAGTTTTGAGTGGGATAACAAAAAATCAAAAACGGAGAAAACGGAAAATGCCTGATGGGTTAAAAATAATTATTCCATATACGCCAAGAAAAATATGGAATGAAAAAATACATCCAGCATTAAATAAATTTCGTTTTTCCGTTCTTGTTTGTCATCGTCGATTCGGGAAAACAGTCGGGACAATAAATCATATGCTAAGGGCGGCGATCATGTGCCGGAAGGAATCCCCGCGCTTTGCTTATGTTGCGCCGTATAGAAACCAAGCGAAGATGATCGCGTGGGAGTATCTCAAGTATTATAGCAGCGTCATTCCTCGGCGGAAGGTGAACGAAAGCGAGTTATACATTGAGTTGCCTTCACAGCACGAACGGCGCAGCGGGGCGCGAATATATATCATAGGCGCCGATCATCCCGACGCGCTCCGTGGCGGGTACTGGGATGGTGCAATCCTCGACGAGTTTGCACAGATTAAGAAGGAGCTATGGGACGAAGTCTTACGGCCCGCGCTCTCTGACCGTGAAGGGTGGGCGGTCTTTATCGGGACACCCAAGGGACAAAATCAATTTTTTGAAATGTATCAACGCGCCGTGAATGACGCTTCATGGTTCTCTTGTCTTTATCGCGTGGACGAAACTGGAATCATTCCGCCGGATGAGTTGGAGGAAATGCAAAAAGACATGACGCCTATGTCAATCCGGCAAGAATTGTACTGCGATTTCAGCGCGAGCGCGTCGGATGTTGTGATACCGATTGACTTGGTAACGGAGGCGGCAAAGCGTCTCTTGACTGAAGCAGACATAGCAGGCGCGCCTATTATCATCGGCTTGGACGTTGCACGCTTCGGCGATGACTCAACGGTGTTGACGCTGCGGCAAGGGCTTTGGTGCAAAAGTCAGCAAGTATTCCGGGGCCTTGACACGATGCAGGCCGCTGACGTTCTTATAAACGCAATCAACACCCATCACCCCGCCGCCGTCTTCGTGGACGTGGGCGCGATGGGCGCGGGCGTCGTCGATAGGGTGCGGCAGCTTCACTACTCCGTAACGGAGGTTAATTTCGCGGGAAGCCCGCAAGATACAGACAGATACGCAAACCTACGGGCGGAGATGTATTTCAAACTTCGGGCATGGATTGAAGCGGGCGGGGCAATCCCGAACGAGCCGACGCTTAAAAGCGAGTTGTCGGTGGTTGAATATCAATTCGCCCGGAATGGAAAAATCATTTTAGAGCCGAAGGAGAAGATCAAGGAGAAGATAGGCAAGTCCCCTGACCTTGCCGACAGTCTCGCGCTGACGTTTGCTATGCCCGTCTTCGCTGGCGTCAGCACCTACGAAGAAGACGAGGAACCTTATAACGCTTTGGCTAAGTATTGAAGGAGTGATACATAATGATGGACTTGCAGTTATTCGGCGGTGTCGTTAAAAGCCTCTTTGGTGTCGGCGGCGGGTCGTCTGCTTCGCAGGTTGCCGCGCCTTCTGTCAAGACTGCTGCGCCGGGGTCGGTGGCAACGCAGACAGCGGAAGATGTAGGCGGGAGCAGATACGAGACACAGCGCCGCCTTCGTCGGGGACTTAACAGTCAGACGACGGACAAGACACAAGGCGCATTGTCGCCGGATGCGTCGGGGCAGATGAAAAAGCAGTTGCTTGGGGCGTGATGAAATGGACAAAGCAACAAAAGACGCGCTGCGTGATACGGACGCGCTAAAGCGGGCGCGGCGTATCATAGCGCAGATGTATGACGAAAGGGCGCAACAGGAAAGCACATGGCGCAAGCTGTCGCAGTATATCAACCCCGCACGGGGGCGCTTTGACGAGGACAACCGCACGACGGAGGGACGCAGGCGGGACTACTTCCTTCTCGACCCGTACCCTATGGAGGCGCACGGGAAATGCGCGGCGGGTTTGCACTCCGGCCTGACTTCGCCCTCTCGCCCGTGGTTTGACTTGGGCCTTGCTGACGAGGAGCTTGCAGACAAGCACAACGTGAGGCTATGGCTCGATGATTGCAAAGAAGTACTGATGGACATATACGCAAAGTCCAACGTGTATAATACTCTCTTGCAGATCGAGGCGGAGTTATCGCAATTCGGCACGGCGGCGGCGCTCATGCTTGAGGACTACAATACCGCCGTATGGTGCAGGCCATTCACTTGCGGCGAGTATGCCGGGGACGTGGACGCGCGCGGGCGCGTTTCTCGGTTTGCCCGAAAGATGCGCTTTAAGGCGTGGCAGTTGATTGAGGAATTTGGGCCTGATGTTGTGTCCGATGCTGTCAAGCGCGCGGAAGCGCAGGACGACACAAGCAGCGACTTTGAAGTCCAGATGTTGATAGAGCATAACCCCAACTATGACCCTGACAGGCTGGCGGTCGGGAATTTCCCGTGGCGGTCGGTCTATTTCGAGACGGCGCAGCGTGATGGATTCCTTCGGGTGTCCGGCTTCCGTGAGTGTCCTTTCCTGATGCCGCGATGGACAACGATTGCTAACGGGATATACGGCACGGGGCCGGGGCATAATGCGCTTGGGAATTGTATGCAGCTTCAGAAACTTGAAGAAGTCAACATGCAGCTTTTGGAGAATCGCGCCAACCCGCCCATGATTGTGCCGTCGTCGGTGGGCAAGGTAAACCGCCTTCCGGGAAAGACGACGCTTGTGCCTGACGGGACGACCTCGATGGGCATTCGCCCGCTGTTTGATGCACAGGGCAGCCGCGAGGACGTATTACAGACGATACAGTATAAGCAAAATCAAATCGGCACGGCGTTCTTCAATGACTTGTTTGTGATGCTGTCACAGCAGGAACCGCACGAAATGACGGCGCGAGAGGTTGCGGAACGTCACGAAGAAAAACTGCTGATGTTGTCGCCCGTTTTGGAGCAGATGCACAACGAAGTTTTGGCCCCCCTTACAAAACGGACTTTTGAAATCTGCCTTCGAAACGGGCTTTTCCCTCCCATGCCGGAGGAAATGCGCGGGCAGGAAGGGACAATCAAGGCCGAGTTTATATCTTTGTTGGCACAGGCGCAGAAGGCCGTCGCCGCGCCGAGCATCGAAAAGACGCTGGCGCTGGCTGGCAACCTTGCCGGAATTGCGCCGGAGATTATGGACAACCTCGATCTCGACGCAACAATTCGCAAACACGCCGCCTATATGGGGACACCCGCTTCGATTCTCCGAGACGAAGACGACGTAGCGCAGATTCGCACGGCACGGGCCGAAGAACAGGCGCGCCAGCAGCAGCTTGACAACATGGCGCAGATGGCTGACCCGCTGTATAAAGGCGTGGAGGCCGCGCGTCTCATGTCTGAAATCACCCCGCAGGAAAAGAGCATGGCGTCATTGATGGGAGGCGCGTAATTTGCTTGTTTCCGTCATTATCCCCGTTTACAATGTCCGGCCCTATCTTTGTGAGGCTTTGGACAGCGTAATCAATCAGACCCACAAGGACTTAGAGATTATCGTCATAGACGACGGCTCTACGGACGGAAGCGGGGATATATGCGATGCCTACGCCGAAAAGGATTCACGGATAACGGTAATACACCAAGAGAACCGGGGATTGTCCACGGCGCGGAATGTCTGTCTTGCACAAGTCCACGGTGACGCAGTTGCCTTCGTTGATGGCGACGATGCTGTTGACCCTGACTTCATACGCCTGACGGCGGAGGCCATGCAGCGGGAAAAGGCGGATTTGGTATTCTGCCGATTCACGCGGCACAACACCACAGGCGTGATGCGTCGGACGGGCGAAGAAAAGATAGAGCCTATTGCAAGGGCGGGGGCATATACCCGCGTTGAGGCGTTGCGGGCGCTGGAAAGCTATTCCTTCGACATATTCCTTTGTGTCAAGCTATACGCAAGGAAGCTATGGGACGGGATGAGATTCCCGGACGGTTTTGTGTTCGAGGATATGGAAATCGCCTATAAGACCATAGACATGAGCGAGCGCGTCTATCTGTTGGACGCGCCTTTGTATTTATACCGCAAGCGCCCCGGCAGTATCACGCAGACAGTCAGTATGCGGAATATGTGCGATCAGATAGCGGCCTGCTCTCGCGTCGATGATTTTATTCGGGAACACGCGGAGGAAATCTACGGCGAAAAGATGTATCTTCGGCGGCAATCCCGCGTTGAAATGCTGATGGTAAAGTACGTCAATGCGATTCGTTATACGACGCTTAGAATGGCAAACAGAAAGGCGGAAAAGTGGGAAATGGATATGGACAACTTGCAAACGGTCATGAGCACAGAGCGCGGGCGGCAGTTCGTCGCGGAATTGATGGACTTGTGCGGCGCGGGTGCTATGGGAGGTTCCGGCGTACAGACGACGGACTTTTACCTTATCGGGCGGCGTTCGGTCGGGGAGGACGTGCTTCACGCTATCCGTTCTATTGAAGCGGCAAGCGAAGTCGAAACTGACGGCCTGACGCTTGAATATATGATGATGCGCGAACACAAGCGCAGGAAGGAGTTGGATAATGGCTGAAGAAACGGCAGGCGCGAATGTAGTTGAGACGGCAACGCCAACAGAGAACACAGCGCCGGAAACAGCGTCGCAGGAAGCGGCGGAGGCAAACACGGAGGCGAAAGAAAGCCTCTTTCAGTTTCCCGAAGCGGAGGAAAAGGCAGAAGCGCCCGCCGTAGAGGAAACAAAGGCGGAGGCCAAAGAGGCCGAGGAAACGGCTTTACCCGAAAAGTACGAGTTCCATTTGCCCGAAGGGTTGACCCTCTCGCCGGAGATCGAGCAGCGTTTCACGGAAATGGCAAAAGGTTTGAAGCTGACACAGGAACAGGCAGACGGCCTTGTAAAACTACACTCCGACATTATGCTTGACGCCATGAAACAGGCGGAAGCGCAGAAAAACGCGATGGCGCAGGAGTGCCACAAAGCAGGGCTGACAACGCCCGACAAGCTGAAAATGGCGAAACTTGCCATTGATACGTTTGATGATTCGGGCGAAGTCATGCAAGTGCTTATTGATAGCGGGGCGGCATATCATCCCGCAGTACAGAGAATGTTGCAGGCGATGGGCGGCGTTCTCTCCGAAGATTCGGCTCCTGATAGCAAGCCAGCGGCACAGGCCAAGAGTGCGGCTGAATTGCTGTTTCAGAATAGCAAATATTAAACTTTTTAGAAAGGACGTGTTAACATGTCAACCATCGGTGTCAACTATGTAACCATGCACGATTGGGCGGCACGCTTCGGCGCACAGGGGCAGCTTGTCGATCAGAAGATCATCGAGCTTCAGTCCCAGACGAACCGTATTCTCGACGTTCTGCCGTTCAAACAGTGCAACAACAAGCAGCAGGAGGTCGCGCTGATGCGTACCGACCTGCCGGATGTGGCATGGCGCCTCATCAACCGGGGCGTTAAGCCGTCGAAGTCCAAGTCCAAGCAGGTGTCCTTCACTTGCGGCGGACTTGAGGCTCTTGCCAAAGTGGACGAAAAGCTGCTTCAGATTAACGGTAACGACAACAACTGGCGGCTTTCGGAGAACGTGGCGGCGCAGGAGGCCATGAATCAGAAGATGGCGACGACCTTCTTCTATGGCGACGAGAAGGTGAACCCTGCGGGCTTCACTGGCCTGTCTGCTTACTATTACAGCAAGGCAAATCAGGATAGCATCTGGGCCGATCAGATTATTGACGCTGGCGGCACGGGCGCAAGCCTGACTTCGCTTTGGATTGTCGGTATGGGCTACGATACGGTGTACGGCATTTTCCCGGAGGGGACGAGCGCAGGCTTCAAGTATCGTGACAACGGGCGTGTCAAGATGTACGACGCGAACAATGCCGAGTTCTACGGCTATGAAAGCCAGTATAATTGGGATATGGGCCTTGCGGTTCGTGACCCGCGCTATGTTGTGCGCGTAGCCAACATCGACACGACGGCGCTGACGGCGAACAACGCCGATGCTTTCAGCGAGAAGATGGTAAAGGCGTACAACCAGATCGAGAACCCCGATAAGGTGCGCCTCGCAATCTTTGCGAACAGGGCGGTAATGACGTATCTTGACATTATCGCCATGAAGAAAAACAACGTCCGGCTGACGATTGACGAGTGGCAGGGCAAGAAGATTACCCACTTCTGGGGTATTCCTATTCTTCGCTGCGACGCCATTCTCAATACCGAGAGCCAGATTGTGTAAGAAAGGAGTGCATAGATAATGGCATACATTGACGCTGAAAACATGCTGATTGCGCCGACCGCCTGCTCCACGCTTGTGACGGGCGACGTGGTTGACCTCGGCAACAGCGGCGGTTTCGCGCAGCCGCTTTACGTTGACGTGAAGCTGACGGAAAAGACCTCCTCCGGCAAGATGGACAAGGTGACGCTGGAAAGCGCGCCTACGTCTGCATTTGTCTCGTCTTCGACGGTGACGGAGGCAGAAGTTATCCTTCAGGGCGGCACGGCACAGGCGCAGCGTCCTATGACGCTGGCGCAGTTCCACGCGCCCATTAAGCCGCAAAATCGTTATGTGCGTCTCAAAGCGACGGCAACCGCTGTAAGCGGCGGCAAGATTCAGGCCACCATGCAGCAGGGTATCGCTGTTCCGTACTGATATGATTTACGTTTGCAGAACAAAGTGCTTTTGGAACGGACGGCTTTACGAGGTTGGGGACACGGCGGAAGTTGATTCCGCCGTTATCCCGCCTGAACACTTTATCCGCGTCGGCGGAGAAGTAGCTGAGGAAAAGCCGAAGGCCGTGAAAGAGCGAAAGGCAGAGCCGGAGCCGACGAAACCCAAGCGGGGCCGCACGGCAAAGGCCAAGTGATAAACTATGGACAAGATCACGATTTGCAATATGGCCCTTTCGCGTATCGGTGCAACGCCTATTGAATCATTGACGGAGGCAAGCGAGGAAGCGCGGCGGTGTGTGCAGTTTTACGAGCATGACCGCCGCGTTGTGCTTCGCCGTTATCCTTGGCCTTGGGCGACGCGCCGCGTGGAATTGGCCTTGCTTGTGGACAAGCCAAACGATTATGCTTATGCGTACCGTTATCCCGCCGATTGCGTTGACTTGCGGAAACTGTACTCCGTAGCGGAGGATGGGCATTATCGCCCTCTCCCTGATTTTGTCAGCTATAAAATCATAAGCGACGCAGAAGGCCGGGTAATTCTGACGAACGAGGAACGAGTAGCGGCGGAATATACCGCAGACGTTCAGGACAATGACCTCATGGACGAAATCTTCTACGAGGCGTTGTCTTGGAAGCTGGCCTCGTCTATCGCTTTCAAACTGACGGGAAACGCAACAATCGTGCAGATGGCGACAAGCGAGTATGAACGCATATTCTCCGAAGCGTTGACAGACGCGGAGAACGAACAGAATGTAAAAGTCCCGGAGTTGAATACATATATCCGGGCGCGGTTTTAGGAGGCTGGACTATGGGACAGTTTCAGCTTAAACCGTCGTTCGCGGGCGGTGAGCTTACTCCCGCCCTCTACGGACGAACGGATTTACAAAAGTATGATGTGGGCGCGGCTACGCTGGAAAATGCAATCGTTTTGCGTTACGGCGGTGTGACGCGCAGACCGGGTTTCAAACATATCGCGCAGACGAAAGCCAACAAAAAGGCACGTCTGATTCCTTTTTCTTACAACGCAGAACAGAATTACGTTATTGAGTTGACAGATAAAAAGGCGCGCGTTTATCATGACGGCGCACTTGTTAAGATAAACAACACGGTCGTTGAGATCACTACGCCCTACACCGAGGCGGAATTGCCGCAGATAAAATACGCGCAAAGCGCGGATATGCTGTTTCTTGTCCATCCGAATCATCATCCGGCGTCTATTACGCGCATGCCTACACAATGGAAGTATGAAGTGCTGGACATTGACAACGGGCCTTTCGACGACGCGAATACCACCGACACAAAGATGCGGCTGATACCGCTTATGTGGACGAACACGGGCGAAGAAGTGAAAGCCCCCTTTTTTTGCGATGAGGCATTTGCATCGTTCGCAAGCACACACACGCAAGCAACCGCTACGGGGCATTATATTACAACAGACCCCGATGCAGGGTTTAGCGGTGTTACCGTTACACCCGTTTCAGACACGATTTTCGGGACGGGGCCGCTGACAGATATTTGGCTTCGGTGCGATATACTTGAAACATCTATTGGGAATGAGGACGGGAGCACGGAAGATCTTTATTTCAGCGTTTACTTTGACAACGATACCACTAAGGATATAGGCGTGTATAAAGGTGCTGTTTTCTACAAGGATGGGAACGGGACGTGGGTTGACGATTTTGGCACCTATTGGGACAGTGATAATAACCGATATAACAGCAACGAAAACTATATAGGCTCACAGGCGTATGACGGTACCATAGATTACGACGACCCTAATCATGACGAACCTGCCGAATGGGGCAACCCAATTTACACCTATTGCTCCGCATACCTTACGCCTTCTCAATTTACCGCCAGAACAGGCGAGTATGCGGATATGACCTATCACAACAAAGAATACGTCAAGATGGTGGTACATATCTCCACAACGGGCGTATGGGTGTATCACAACGACCATCTTGTATATTCGCAGGAAGCCCCGCAGGGAAACGCGATTACACATATTATTACTTCTCCTTATGATTCTTGGGTGTCTAATATCATCATAGCCAACTTTGACTGTTCGGATATGACGCTTGTAGGCGGAGGCGGCGAGGGAGACATTGACGTTTCGGGCTTTTATCGCGGCACAACGGCAATCCTTGAATCCTCCGATTCGACGAATCCCGTCTTTGCCGACGATATGGTAGGGCAGCTTGTACGCTTGGGTCATACCGTTCCGGCGTATTATCGGAAAGGCGTACCCGGAACGGACGACCTGACCGTTCGATGCGTTCCCGGCGCTTCGGTGTATGTTGAATCCTTTGGCTTTTGGGAGGGTCATTTCGAAGTATTCAAGAA